GCCGTGGCCGCTGCCTGCTGTGCCGCCGTGGCATTCTCTCCGGCGAGGTTGGCCGCATTGTTGGCCGCTGCCTTGGAATTCTCCGCCGCCAGGGCAGCCCGCGCAGCCTCCGCCGCCAGCGTATCCGCTGCGCTCTTACTGTCCGCCGCGGCAGCAGCCGCATTTTCCGCCGCCTGCTGCGCGGCAATCGCTTTATCCCGGGCCGACTCTGCCGCTTCTTGGGCAGCCCGCGCGGCCTCTGCATACGGCCCGGCCTTGGCAGCATCCGCCGCAGCATTGCTTGCACTCGCCGCCGCTGCATTCTCACTGGCTTTCGCAGCCCTTGCCGCAGCCTGCGCATCTTCGCTGGCCGTCTCTGCGTCCTCTGAGCGCGTGTTGGCTCTTTCAGCGGCCTCAAACGCACCGTCCCGGTATCCCTTGGTCTCGGTCACAAACTGGTTCCAGCGGTCATCTGTCGGCACAGGGTCGCTGTCCGTGGTCTCGCTGTGGTTCGTGACCTTGTAGTTCAGGTTTGTGGAAATACGCCGCTGGCCGTTTATGCTGCCCTCAAACGCAAGGCACCCGGAAAAAGTGTTTTCCTTTGTGGCTTCCCACGGCACATCTGCATAGCCGTCCTTCCCCACGACCCTCTTTGCCACAACCTTGCCATTTACATTGAAAAACGCCGTAATGGTCAAATCCTGCCATGCCGCGTCCAGTGTAAGGTGCAGCTTTTCAATGCCGTAGCTTCCCCAGGTGCCCAAGTCCAGCATTCCGCCGGTGGAAGTAGCTTTGTACCCGGCGAGGCTGATTTCATGAATAATTGTATTCTCTGCCATGCTTTAGTCCTCATCTCATACGGTAACAATAAACTCCGGCGCCTAATGTATAAACAACACCTGGATCATGATTCGTTTTGTGGAAAATGTCATATAGGTAGGTTAGTGGTGTTATCTGTGCCGTGCCGTTTCCGGCATAGGCTTCAATATTCAGCATATTGGCATTGCAGACATTTTTAACTGCATTGACATTTCCACCGCCGCTATAATGCGCCAGAAAGCCGGGCTCCGGTATGCCTTGTGCAACCACTGTTGCCGCGTACTCCGGAATAGGGTTTCCATAGCCGCCCTGATACTGTATGACCAGATATAGATATTTGTCTTTTGTCCATGTTGCCGCTTTTACGCGGCCTTTGCCGTTGTGGTATCCTGCGGGGACTGTGTAAGAACTTCCCGGGTTTATGGTTGTGTCCACTGCGCCCCGGTTCGGCATTTTCCCTTCCTTGATGGTTTTACCGCCTGCGTAGTATTTCTTTCCGGTCAGCACATCTGTATCTGCGGCGGTGGCAAGTGCCAGCTTGGAGGTGCTGAGGCCACCGCCGCCGTTAAAATTTAGCTGCGTACCATCGTAGAAAAACAACACCCATCTGCCCTTGACGATGGTGTCTCCGTCCACTGTGTCTGCGCCACAGTAGGCCGGAACCGCTACGCCGTTGACCGTGAAGCTGTCGCCTGCCGCCCAGGATGCGGGAATCTTGCACCGGCCTACCGCGCCGCTGCCGACCAGCTCAAATACACCGTTCCTCTTTTCGCAGGTGTAGGGCTGCACGGTCACCTCGCCGCCGCCCGCGCCTGTGGGGTCCAGTTCGGTGAATCCCGCCGCCACGCGACGCTCAAGGTCGTTCATCGTGTCCGCATCGAAGGCATCGCCATCTTCCATGATGATGCCCTCGGAGCGGGAGACGTCGTACTCGCCATCGTTGCCAGTCGGGGTCAGCTTGCGCCGAGTTGGATGTTCGCTCTGGCGATTGACCCATACTTTTCTTTCGTACATCAGATCACTCCAATCGTCTGTCCGGCGCAGATTTCGCCGGTGTAGCTGTGTTGTGCGTTCCTGCGCCAGAGCTCGTACATCGACCACTGCACCTGCTCCATCGTATTGATGTCGCTGTACAGGGTGCTGGGCGTCTCGGGCAGAGCCGGTGTTCCCGGCAGGGTGTAGTAGGCATCGCGCAGGGTCTGGATGTTTTGCAGAATACGCTCCATCTCGCTGCGCGTCAGCAGGTCGGTCGGGGCCCATGTCTTGGTCTGGATTTTAGGCCCCAGCAGTTCTGCCAGATAAGCGGAGTTACCCTCCAGCCGATTCAGCAGTGCCGCGTTGATATAGCACTTATCCGCGCCTGCGGACACATCCGCTTTGGTGCGGTCGTAGATTGGCTGCTGCCACATCAGATCAGGTTCCTTTCTCCTGCATGGATTTCACCCGCATAGGCGGCTGCGTTGCTGGTAAGTCTACGCCCGATGACCTTGGCGTCTGCCAAAAATCCACCGGTTAGATCAAATTCCAGCTTTGTGAGCATCCCTCGCACCATTTCGCCGCCGAAGCTCTGAATGATGAGCCTGTCGGCCAGCTTTTCATCCCCGGCGACCATGGAGAAGTTTTGCTCATATCGCTGTGCGTAATGCTCCAGCACCCGCACGGCCACGGCCTCTGCGCGGCTTGGGTCTACAAGCGTGGCGTCTGTCACGGTCAGCTCATTGTCCTGCACATTGGGCGGCAGATTCGCCGCTGTGCGCTTCAGGACGACCGTGCTGTCGGCGTATTTGCGGCCCGTGACGCTGACCTCGCCCGCTTCTGCGACTGTCAGGGTGCAGAGGTTGACGCCGCTCTCGGTGAGCTCTGCGCCCGTGACGGTCAGGCTGCCCACGACTGCCGGGGCGTTGAATGTCACCCGGTAGGTGCCCGGGTCAAGGGTGTCTCTGTACAGTTCCTCGGTGGATTCTCCCGGCAGGTATCGGTGGGCGGTCACTGCCACAGCGGTAATCAGCGGATTGAGCGTTACCTTGCTGCCGTCCTGCAGCTTTCTGTCGTAGGTAATCATGCCGCTGGCCTTGGACGGCGCAGGGGCAATGCGTATAAGCTCGCCTCGGCTGCAATCGACCACAGCGCCTATGGCAAATGCGAGCTGCTGCAGGGCCTCTCTGCGCGTCCCTGCGGCGATGTATCCCTGCACTCGCTCTGCGGCCAGACTCTCGTCCAAGGTGTAGCTGTATCCTGTCAGGATCGCCTCTGCGAGCTCTGCTGCGGTGGTGTCGTAGATGCCCCCATCGAACGGTGAGCCGTCCAGCAGGCCTATGGCATCGACGGCAGAGAAGTCCGCCAGCGTATCACCGCTGTTGCTCCAGTCCGAGAGGTAGAATGTGCCCATGCAATAACTCACGCTGCTTGTGCTGCGTGCGTCCTGCTTTACATCCTCCCAGATCGTGAATTTCTGCTTGTGCTGCAGAACGTCAAAGTAGCCCTCGGGATTCAAGATGGAAAAGCGGCCCTCTTTGTTGTACAGCGACACGTTCAGCGTGTTGATACTGATCTCAGAGCTGATGGGGTCACACTCCTCCAGAACATGGGCCTCTACGATTTCGTGACCGCTGAAATGCAAGTAAACACCGTAGTCAATGCCCGCCAGCTTGAGGTACCGCCCGGCCCGGTTCGTCTCGAGAAAATGAATGCGGATGCGGCGGTAATTCTCTACCTTCTTGGCGCAGTAATAATCCACCGCGTTCGGGTAAAAGAGCGCCGTAGCGATAAGTCCTCCGTCTTGGCCGAACCACTGGATTTTGACGCGGCTGGCCCAGTCCTCTGTTGGGCTGTAAAAGTGCAGTGTGAGGCCGCTGCTGCTGTGGTCTTGCGTGAAGGTGATGTCCAGCACAGGCGGGTCGGCAAACACGCCGCTCTTGTCGCTCTGCGTGGCGCTCCACAGCCCCCAGAAATACTGCTCGGGAACCTCCGGGAAGAAGGCAAAGCTGCCATCCATGAGCCACTGCTCGCTCTCCAGTGTGCCGTATTTGTTTTGGCTCGGTACGCTTTCCAGCAGCAGGTCACGACCCAGATTGCAAAAAGGCTTTGCGGTCGTGCAGCTCGGGGTGCTGTCGCCTCTGGCGGTGACATCGTAAAGGCCGAACTCCACGCGCGTATTGGTTCTCATCGGGGCTGGCCCTCCTTAAAATCTGGCGGGGGTCTTGGCGATGAAGTTGATCGTCAGCCCTTTCCAGTAATTGGCTTTTCCTCGCTGCAAAAGTAGTTCGTCGCCTATGTTGGAGAAATACGCCATAAAGGTATAGTCTCCGTCCGTGCCCGGGACCGTGACCGTGTGGAACTCCTCCGGCTCGGTGATCTTGTCCCAAAACCGGGAATACTCCGCACGGTCAATGCCCGGCGCGATCGTCAGCTTGTAGTTGAAATACACACCGATCAGCTCGCGCTTGAGGTCGCCGTTCTCTGTGCGCTTGGCGTGCTTGTCCAGGAAGTCAGCGGTGCGCTTGCAGCTGAGGACATCGACTTTGAATTTCTCGCCATCAATAATCAACATCAGTACACACCTCCCGTGACCAGCTTGGCTCCGCGCCGGTTCTCCTCTTTGTCGATATAGGGTTTGAGCACCCGAGCCAGTTGGGCAAGGTCTCCGGCGAAGCGGATCGTGATGTCCTGCTGCCCTGTGTAGGCTTCCATAACCTCTGCGAGGGCCTGCTGAATGGTTGCCAGCGGTGCCTCGATGTTGGTGCCGTTGGTCTGGTCACCCAGCACTGCAAGGAATTCATGATTTGCCGGAATGACTGCGCCCTGTGCCAGATAGGGGATTTGCGGCGCGGTGATGGGGTCGATGTTGAAGCCGACCCGCTCTACGCCGAGCTTGTCCTGCGCCCATTCTGGAACGTCGAAGCCAAAGCCGTTCAAGACGCCAATGACGCCGTTCACGCCGCCAACAATGGCCGAGATCATGCTGTTAACCAGACCGATGATGCCGTTGATGGCCGTCTCGATTGTGTCCGTGATGCCTTCCCAGATGTCAGACACAAAGTCCGAGACAGCGGTCCACGCATCGTTCCAGCCCTGCTGGATGTCGGCTGCTGCGCTGTCCAGTGCGGTGCCGATATTTGTCCAGAAATCGTTCCAGCCCTGAGTAATATCCTCCCACAGCTGCATGCCGATCAGCTTGACAGTTAGCCACAAGCCATTCCAGACTTCCTTGACTTTTTCACCGGCGCTATGGACTTTTTCTTGCAAATTGTCCAGAGTTTCGCCGAGCTTTTGCTTGATTTCATCCCAATGCGCAACAAGGCAGGCAATGATGGCAGCGCCTAAAATAAGCAGTATCGCTATAATCGTTGCGGGCCATAGGCCGATTGCTGAAACGATGGCCGTAATCAAAGCCGTCAGGCCGCTGAGAATAGTTGGTAGCATTGTGCCGACAATCCAACCCGCAATTTTGCCAAGAAGCTGAACACCCATAATCCCGACCTGTTTTGACAATTCTGCTAAAACAGAATCGATGACAAATCCGCCAATAATAGGAAGTAGACTTGCCCCGATGATTGTCATTAGCATGGGCCAGAGATTGTTTATGATTTCTCCGAGCTGAGACAAAATGCCAGCCCAATCAACAGCCTCAATGCACTCCATGATTTTTTGGCCGACAGCGCCCCAATCGACTTGATCAAGGATGCCATTGATAGCTTGCAGTACATCTATCGCGAGTGTACCCATCGCGGAAAAAAGCCCGACCCAGTCTATGGCGCTTACCATCGAGACGATGTTCTGGCCCAGAGCTGTCCAATCGGTGCCCTGCACCGTTGCGATGAGCGTGTGCAAAAGGCCGACAACGAATCCGCTAAGCCCCAGACCCGCCTCCATCCATGGAATGTTTGCGATGGCCGAATTGATGCAAGCTGCGATAGAATTTCCAAGGTCTGCCCAGCCTGTGTAGGTCTGGACGAAGCTATAAAGCGTGAGAATCGCTGCCCGCATTCCGTCCGTCAAAACTCGCCCGAGCAGGGGCCAGTCGAGCTCTGCCACCGCAGTGGTGATCCCTCTCGCGAGTCCTGCGCCCAAGCTGTCCCAGTGAATGCCCTGCATGAGCGTATCCGCAAAGATGAGCGCCGTGTTCAAGCCCTGCGCTACAGTATGACCGATGGCCTCCCACAATCCCGGCACCTCAATAAAGCCGTTGATGCAGTTGGCGATGTTGGTCGCCCATGCTCTGGCTTTGTCCTGAATGTCGGGCCACGGGATTGCGTTCAGGCTATCGCGCAGCTTCTCGCCGATCAGCTGGCCGACTCCGTACCAATCGCCATCTTTGATAGCCTGCAGAATCTCGTCAAGGAACGGGTTGTCTGTGTTAAAGTCGTAATTCGGGGTGATGGCTCCCGCACCGCCGCCGCTGTTTTTATCCAGCACGTCCAGTTCATCGAACTTCGCCAGTGCACCGTCCGCTGCGCTGCCTGCCGACTTTGCCGCCTTGGCATACTTGCCCATCGCTTTGGCTGCGCCCTGGCTCGCCCCTATGGACTTGCCGGCCAGGAAAGACACAAGCTGGGCGATGTAGTAAAAGGCGGTTGCTGCTGCGTTGGCTATGGCCGTGAGAGCCGGAAGGATTGCCTGAAGCAACGGTGCGGCTGCGGTGGATGCTGCGCCCTGCAGGTTGCCGAGCGCGGCTCTCAGCGTGGCCGAGGAGAGCGCGGCAGAACCCATCCATTCGGTGGTCTTCCGCAGTCCTGCGGAGATCAGGTTGAACACCAAAGCCCCGGAGACGATGCTCATAAGGCGATTTCGGAATTTAGCGAGGTTCTTACTGCTCTGGGTGAGCTTGGCTCGCAAGCCGTCTACGGCACGTTGTAGGGTATCAAAGACACGCGCTCCGAGGCCTCCGACCGTGCGCAGGGCATTGTTGAGGGTACCAGACAGCGCTTTGTTTAATCCGGTGATTCTGCCGGAAAGTAGTCCAGCAGAACTAGATGAACCGGGCACGGAACTTCCTTTAGGCGACTTAGCAGCTGCGCGTTCACGTGCAGCCCTGTTCTCCGCGGCCTGGGCGGCCTTATCCTGGGCGTTCACGGCCTTCTTGGTATCTGCTACGATGCGCTCCGCGTGTTGTGTAGCCGATTCGTCTATAGTACCGTACGCTTTATTTTGCCGATTCTCGATTTTGGCAAAAGATGATTCTATGGCATCGGCTTGTTTGTTAAAATAGGCCTGCATGTCATCTTCGCCGCTAAGATGCTGAATTAGACTTTTTTGCTGATTTACGGCATCGTTTTCTTGATTTAGCTGTGCGGTAAGCGCTGCATGACGCTTTTGCAAGCCGGAAATAGCATCGCCTTGTGCATTGTAATCTGATTCAATCTCAGCAACCTTGGTATCTTGCTTTTCAAGATCATCGAGGAGTTTTTGGTTTTGATTCAGGAGAGAGGTTTCCCCCTCCATGCGAGATTTAAGAACATCTTGCACTTTTGAATCACTCAGGCCGGGGTATTCCGATTTAATATCAGCAAGATGGGATTTTTTGACATTCTCTAGCTGTGCGTTCACCTTTTCAAGAGCAACGGCAGTATCATCAGCGTTTTGGCGGGCTTGATTTAAGCTGTCGCCTAATGCGCTACGCTTTGTTTGCGCAGAATTTAACTGCTTATCTAAATCACCAATCTGCTTTGATGTGCTCTTGACCTTTGCCTGTAACGCTTTTAAGTCGGATTCTGCGCCCTTTTTGTTCAGGCGGGCATCTATTGTGATTGACCCATCTGCCATTGAATCAACCTCCTCTCTTTGACTTTGTTAGAATTGGATTATGAATTGAGTAACGCAAGCAACCGCTCTTTTTCTGCCCTATTCTCCGCGCTTTCAGGAGCGTGGATTCTGATGATTCGATCGTTCTCTTTGGCAAATTCCTGTTCGCTCTTGTCAAGTTTTTTTCCGTGAGCCCTTTTATATCGAATATTTACGACTTGAGCAAATAGCCCATCTCCAATACCGTAGAAAGCTCCGAGAAATTCCCACCAATGCAAATACTCACATCGGCGGCAACTGTACCCCAGTACTTTATCAACAGCGGGTGCGATTAAGGCTGCATCTTGTTCCCAATCTACAATTCGAGGACGTGGAATTGTAGAGTCTTCGGGTTGTCCGCCATTGATAAACAAAAACGCTGCCCGTAACGCAGCATTTGCGTCGGGCAGCGCTTGCCATTTTGGGTATAGAATTTCAAGGCAGGCAGCGTACTGTTCCTGTTGAGTCATTTCCGGGTCTGCTAACGCCGCAAGGGCATCAAGTACAGCTCGGAAATCAGATCGGATGGCAAAATTCTGACCATCTACATCTACGGTTGTGGGCAGTTCCCAAGCGCTCACGCCTTCTGGCCGGGGGCCAGGCCCTTGGCCGTGTTCGTGTAGGCACCAGCGTGTTTCTGCACACGCTTCTGGCTGGCTCTGACGGCGCTGCCGACCGCGTCCTCAATAATGGGGACTGCTGCCTGGAGGGCTTTCTCGAAGACCATGGTGCCGTCAGGGAGCAGCGCCAGGGCAGAAACCCCTTTGAAAAACACCGAGGAAGCATCGCTACCGAAGATGTAGTTGATCTGCTCCCGGATGAGCTTGTCCGCCTCGATGATCTGGTCTACGCCCGCGTCTGCTGCCAGCCCATCGGCCAGCTGCTGAATGGCGCGGCGGGCCTCCTCCAGTCGTGCCGCGATACCAATGTCCGCAGGGTTGACATAAAGCGTGCCCAGCAGGGTGCCATCGATGTCTTTGACCTCGTAGCTTTTAAGGCCTCTGTCGATTTTCAGTTCCATTGTACACCTCCGTTATGCTTAGGCCTCGGTGAAGGCCTTCGTGCTCGGGTTGAATGTACCCGTGGTCTTCGCGCCAGTGTAGTGAATATTGAACGGGATCTGGTAACCAGTGGTGTCGCCGCCGTAGCTAGAGACCTCGATGTAGCACTCCTCGCGCACAGCGGGGAAAGCGCCGGATGCCTCCTCGTTCCAGAGCTTGACCTCCACAATGTCGGTTTTGAGGTCGTCAAGAACCATGTTTCCATCAATGATGGCCTGCAGCTTTTCAAACAGGGGGTCGCCCTTTTCGGCGTAGTAGGGGCTGACTTCGCCCTGCTTCTGGTAGCTGTCGATCGTCACGGACGTGTTACCGAGAATGTTTTGCTTTTTCTCGACATTGGCACTCAACTCGGGGGAATACTCCTCCAAATCTTTGCCAAGGCGTACATACTCGGCGGTGCCCTCACTGTCGTTTGCAAAATGGGCATTCAGATAGTGCGCCATGTATTTGCGTTCGATCTTCATAGTCAGTTTCTCCTATATGTGATTTGTATCTGAATCTGATATTTTGCGCTATCAACACCAATCTGCGATGGATACGCGGTCAGCGTGGGAACGATAGCGCAAACCCGACCCTCCTCTATGCAGGGGTAGTTTCGGGCATTGTTCTGCTCTACCATCCACGCAATCAAACCTGTATAAAAAGCGAGATTGTCGGAGTTTTGTTTGACATCAGCCCCAAAATTCTCACGCGTAGCAAAAATATAGTTTTGAGTCTGCTTATCATCCAGAACATAATCTCCGAGGATGTTCTCATGGTAGGTCAGAGTGGATGGTGATGCGTAAATGGCGTATTCGGTAGGGTTTTCACCGAGGTAATCAGCACCAAATCGTTTGTTTTTAGACAGCAGCGGGCATTGCCTAAACCACTTCCGGATTCCCTCAGTGCTATTTGATACCTGCGGCATTTTTTGCCTCCCTTACAATGTCATCAATGTGATCGGCTTTCATTCGTTCTGCCCAAAAAGGCCCGGCTAGAGCGTTTTTATCAGTTTTGTACTGAATTGCTCTGCCAGTGGGAGTTTTTCTCTCGCCTGGACGAGAGAAAAATCGTGTAGGCGTTCCACTGTTGTCATCAAAAACGGGAATATTCGGGCCATAAACTTCGCCCATGTACATATAATGCGCATAGGGGCCGGGGTACACGATGATGCCAGAGCCAATGTCAGATGCGGCGTAAGGGCTTTTTGCAAGCATAAATGTGTCCGCAGGAGTGTAATCCATGCACCATCGTATTACCGCGTTATCAATGACTTTTTGGACAATTCCGTGATCTCCAAAGCCATGGTTGGTAAGAACAGTGTTTATGCTATCGAAATCAAACCGCGAATCTACTGACAGTTGCATTAAGCACCTACGACTTTCCAATGCCGCGCCTGCGGAGCACGACGATTGTCTGTAACCTGCAAGATGGTTGCGGCCTCGAAGTAGACATCATGAATGGTTGAGGGACGCAAGCCCTCAGCACCAACGCCAAGAACTACGAGATCGCCAGCAGCCAACGTGAAAGCGGCGGCAGGGTCATCGGTGGTGGCGTACTGCTTAGGGGGCAGATACACCTTGCCGCCGAAATCCGCATCCGTAGGGATACGGATTGTGACCTTGTTTGCCGCTTTCAACCCGGTGCTGTCAACGGTGGTCGCATCGGAGTTAAACCAGTGAACGCCCCGGATGACGGTGCGCCCATAAACGTCGCAATCCTCCTCTGGGTCGAATCGCCGGTTGTACAGGGTGATGGTGTCATTGCAAAGTTGCATTTTACCTCACTCCTCTATACAGCAGGGGAACGCCGTAATCGTCCAACTCACCATACAGCATATCCGCCGCAATGGCGTTCATCTGCTTGGCTGCGGCATCGGCATCCGGCACATTCCCGTGATTCTCCGTGTAGCCATCCGTGTTAAACGATGTGACTGTGGGCGATGTGACCTGTGCCACGGCACCGACAACGCTCTCCATTTGCGCCAGTGCAAAAACGCAGAGTTTGACCGCTCCGGGAATCTCGGCCATGTTCTGGACACGAGAATCCGTCAAGCAATCAATGCGTTTTCTGCAAGCATATTCCAGCGGAGGCCACGCAGCGGCATCAACGGTGCCGCCAAAATCCTTGTACTCGTCAAAGGTGAGGTACATATCGTGTGCCATGTGTAAACCTCCTAAGCGACCTGAGATCAGGCCAGAGACAGAATGCGGGCGATGGGGATGGCCTTGCGGGCGATGTACTGCTTGCCCTCGGCCTCGTTGGAGTTCACCAGTTCCCAGTTTTCGCCGTTCTCCAGCTCGTCATCGGTGGGAGACAGGCTCTTCATCTTGGCCTTGGTGAAATTGATGCCGTAGGGGGCAAAGCACTTGCGCTGGCGGCCATAGAGGGTGTCCTCGCCGCCATTGGTATGAGGATCACGATCCATCTCGTAAGGCACCTTAGCGCCGCAGTCGGTGTACTCGATAGCGCCATCACCCAGAACGTAGGTGGTGTAACGGGTCTGAGATACCTTAGCCACGCCTGCGGTGGTCTGAGCGGCAGCGGCCTTGACAGTGCCATTGACGGTCACGACAGGCAGCTTGCCCTCGCCGCCGAAAATCTGCTTGAGGGTAACGACAGCGCCGGAAACGGTGACGATGAACTTGCCCTCATACTGGGCAGACAGCACGGTTTTCAGAGCCTGAGCCTCAGCAGCGGCATCGCCGGTCTTGAGGGTCTTGTTGGCGGTGGAGGTGGATGTGGCAAAGGTATAGGTCTGGCCGTCCACGGTGATGGTGTCGCTGTTCACGCCAGCAGTGCTGACAGTGATGGTGTAAACGCCCTGCACCTCCATGGTGGTGACAGTTTCCACGGCGGGCATGGTGTCGTCAACCAGAACGGCGCGGCCATTCAGGGTGCCAATCTGCAGCTCACGCTCGATACCGTCCTTGTCGGTGTACTTCATGTACGCCAGCAGCTTGAGATTTTCGAGGCCAGTTGCAACGGCAGAGTGCATGATAGCGAGGCTGAAAGCGCCCTTGTTATCACCGCAGGCACGCTGCATAGCGGTGTTCAGGGATGTGCCGTCCATCAGGCCCAGAGCGCCCTCGGAGTTGGTCTTGCCAGTGACATCGTAGGTGTGCTCACGGACGAACTTTACGCCCTCAGCATCTTTCATAGCGAAGATGCCGGTCAGAATCTTGATGATGGTGGCCTGATCGACTTCCTCCCAGTATTCACCGATCTGAGATGCGACGTCAGCGAGAGTATCCTCGCCGCCGGTGATGTCGTAGGAGAAGTCGCGCTCAGTCCATGCCTGCGCGCGGCCCACGACAACGCGGGAGTGGGAGAAAGTCTTGGTGGGGTTGCTGGTGATGTTGGTAGAACCGTCATAGTTCTGGGGAACCGCGCCGCTGATGATGCCGCGCAGGGGAATGGTGACGTAGTTGCCACCGACCTGATCGCTCATGGAGTCGGCGATGTCCTGACGCTTTTTGATGGCGCGGGACTTAATCAGCTCGTTGCGGTTCAGGTTGGGAACGCGGTCAACATACTGCTTGAACACGTTACCATTGAAGTTTTTGGAATCAAAGATTGCCATGTGGTTTTGCCTCCTATTGATTTTTTAGGGGTTCGGTTGGTGTAGCTCGATCAGTCGAAATCGGGCACGAAGTTGGGATCGGCATTTGCTGCCGCCATCTGCTCGGACAAACTCAGTTTGTGCGTACCGCCGTCGGGCTTTGCGGGAACCGTGATAGACGGGCCCTTCTTGCCCGGGGCCGGCTCATCAACGACAAAACTGCCGGGGTCGTCGGTTTTGTACTGGGTCAGAAACTCGTCGTAGCCCTGCATCTTGCCGTTCTCGTCCTGCTTAAACTGCTTGGCGATGGCATCCGCGATAAACTGCTTTTTCGCGGCATTGGAGCTGAACTTGACCTCGCCCGCCTTTTCGCGGATGGCAAATTCATACGCCTGTGCGGCGATTTTCCGCTCCCACTCCTTGCCGTCATTCTCGCGCTGCTGACGCAGTGCCGCGAGATCGGACTGAACGGATGCCAGCTTGTCAGCATCGGTCTGTGCGGCGGTCAACTTGGTCTGCAATTCGGCCATGTCGGTGTCACGCTGCTTGACCTGCCCCTGCAGGTCGGAAATCTGCCCCTGCAAGCCTTTGACCTTGGAATCCATCTTATCGCGGCTGACGTAGGAACCGTCCGCGATATTGGCGAGTTTCAGGCCCGCCGCGCTGATCTTTTCGGTCAACTGGTCGTAGGTCAGTGCCTCGCCCTCGGAAAACAGATTTTTGAGCAATTCCATAAGATTGTCCTTTCGCCGCGATTGATTTAGCTTATAATCGCGCGGCCACTCCGCGCACGTCGCGCCATCGCATTTATTTCCCTGCAATGCCGGGTATTTATTTATCAGCCAAAACGGCGTGATAACACAGAAAAAGCGCCGTTTCAGGCGCTTACCTTTATGGCACTAAAGCCATCCACTGCCATGCGGTCACGGCGCTGTGACAGTCCGGATTGCTTGGCAATGAGATTATATCGGGCGCTTAGGGTGTTGATGTGCTGCTGTGCCTCACGGCGCAGGTCATCGTCGCCAGCGGCCCGCGCGGCAATGGCAACGTCTTTCCAGCGGCGGGTATCGGTTTCAATTTTTCGCATCATCTGCGAACACTGATAGAGGGTCAGGCCCTCTTTGTTGCCGATAGTCACGCCTGCATGGTTTGACGTTATCCATGCCGCCAGTTGATGGTCGGAGTATTTGCGCACCGAATATTCGGTGCTGAACGGTGCGGCAAAGTGCCCGCAGTTCCACTCGCTGATAGGGCGCTTGAATCCTGCAAAGTGATGACCGTCCACGTCCACGCAGGCCATGCCCGCCTGCATTTTGGCGTATTCGGCCAGCAGGAAAACATGACCCTGCACCGGCTCATGGTCGGGGGCGCTGTTGAGATGTGCGGACAGCTCCACCGCATCATAGCCCAGCGCCTTGCCGATTTCGTCGGCGCTGTGCTGGGCGATTTGGCAAGCCCCGTCGATGATGTTCTGGCGGGCGGCAGTATCAAGGCGGCGGTGATAGCCGCTTGCGTACTGCACCTGCATCCCTGCCCAGCCTATATCTTTGATGGTCTGCCGCATAGCCGATTTGTAGTCGGTCATGCCGGTGGACACGCTCAAAATGGCCTTATCTATGGCCTGTTGGTAGGGCACGGATATGGCCGTAGTGTTGGACAGGTTTTGCAGCGCCCCGGAGGTCTGCGCGGCGATGTTGCGCGTATACTGTATGAGCCGCTGATTCTCCTCGCGGGGCAGCGGATGCGCCACCAGCGCGGCTTTGAATCGCGGGTCGGTAAAGTTGTCCTGCAAGGCGGCGTTGTACACAACGACCATCTGCTGCTGTGTCAGCCGGGTTGCGGCTTGGAGCTTGCCGGAAATATCGGCGATGTCTGCACCCATTTCCAGCATGACCGTGTAACGGTGTATGCTGGTGGGGTTCATCTCACCGATTTTCTTTATCTGCGCCGCTATTTTCTGGATGAAATACAGATTGACTTCATCCAGATTCGCAATCATTTTGCGAATGGCGACATCAAGCTCTTTTTGGGTCAGCACGAGTCATCACTCCTCGCCGGGGCCACTCCCGAACGGTGTAGCCGGGTTGTTCCCATCCTGATCGGCACCACCGCCATCATCCGGGGGAACGGTGACATCGCTCTGGTCTGGATTGGGCTGCTGGATAGCCATAGCGGCCTGCATTTCGCTGACCTTTTCCTGCTGGACTTCCTGCAGGGCTTTTTCGGCCTGTGCGCGGGTTTCGCCAAAGAACCACATACGCATCTCGATTTTGCTCATCATGCCGTTATTGAGCATGAGGAGCCGCTGCTGCAACTGGGTTTCGGTATCGGCGATAACGGAATCATCCCAATCGAACGACACCTCATATTCGCCAGCCGGGGCGAGATTGTACAGGTCGGCGTACTTATCCATCGCCCGCACGACCTCGCGCAGCGCACGCTCAAGGGCCTGCTGGTTGTCGGCAATGGTGGTATAGGTACGATTGCGCAGGATAGTCAGCTCAGTGGCCGTGCGGGCCTCTGTGTTGGCATCGGAGAGGGTGCCACGGGCGAGGCCGGACTGATCTTCAATCTTCATCAGGATTTGGTTCAGACCGGCCACAAGGGAGCTATCGCGCAGGGTCGGGGCGAAAACATGATATGTTTCATCAGTGCCCAGATCGACCGCTCGGAACAGGCGCTCGTTCAGCTTGGGAGTTTCCATAGCCTTTGCGCCGTTACGCATAACGCCGTCAATGGGCCGCAAGGCCATCGGGTCAACGTCGATAGCCATTTCGCCGCCCTCAAACTCCCACAGCAGGCGGCTGTACTGTGTGTCAGCCTCCTTGATGGTGTCCATGCTCTTAGCGAACACAGCCACGCCCATAGGGGAAAGCGGGTCAACGGTGTTCGCCGATGCCACGCGGAACCAGCCAAAAAGCTGCCCGTCTACGTTGTTGACGTAGACCACGGGCTTGAGGTCTTTCCACTGCGGTACTTCCGTCAGGGGGATTTCCTTGCCGAGAGCATCGCGGGAACTGGACTTAAAGGCCCGCTGAGTGATTTTGATTCTATCGCCCTCGACGGTGTGCCGTTCGAGGCGGGAATAGTAGGTCTTGCCCTCCGAGAACATATCACGGAAAACGACATCGGACAGGTCGCTGTCATCGCCGAAAGCAATGGGGTACAAATCCCAATCGGGGGTATAGTCGAAATAGATATGCCCATCACGGACATACGGCTTTATCGTCATACCGCCCGCCGCGCAGCCGATCTCGGTCTTGCTCCGCAGCTGTGTAGCCAGCTTCTCAAACTCCTTGCTCAGAAACTCCGAGCGCGGGTTGGTGATGTCCTCGCCGGTGCTGTCATCCTTGCCCGCCGTGATGCTCCACTTAAATTCAAGCGTGACCTGCCGGGAAATCTCGGACGCGATGAACGCCGGAATGTTGAGGGTTTTGACCTGCTTGCCCTTGTAATTGGGCTTGTCCAGATAGGCCCGGTGCCATGCTTCGAGGGCAATCTGCATCTCCTGCGACAGCGGGGTGTCGATGTTCTCCACCTGCTGAATATTCTGATACGGAATCACTCTGCCTAACACCTGCCTTATCATGGTATAGATACTTGAAAAAATAGACATGGGCTGTACCTCACAGGCCGCGCCGTTTCCAGATTGGATTGAGCGCGTACCGCACACTGTCAATGCTGTGGTTATCCTTATCGGGGTATTGCCCGGTCAATTCGTCGTCTTTGGTGCGCTCGTATTCGTATTCGGCAAACTCTCGCGCCGTTTCCGGGCATCGGTTGGGGTCAACGACGATTTTTACCAGCGATTGCAGCCATTTCATGCTGTACCGCACAGAATCCGGCCCCTTTTCAGTTGGGCGGATGGATGCGCCGTAGGCTTTCAAGTCCGCAATGGATTTCGGCTCCGCACTATCTGCAATAATGAGGTCTTGCGATGTTACGTTCTTTTCTTTCTGCAAGCGCTGCCAGAAAACCTCATTCGGGGTTTTATTGCAGCGCAGTTCATCGAAAATATAGAGCGTCATCTGCGAGGGGCGGTAGCACATCTTGCTCCAATGGTTGGGGTCAGGGTACCAGCCCCAGTCGATGCCCTCATAGATGTAATCGAACGATGCAATCTCGGCATCAGTGATTTCGCGTAGCTCAAGGTTGCTGAACACCTCGCCGCCCGTGCCCGTGGGGATGCCCAGATACTCATGCTCATAGGCGCGGGGGTTGGTCTGCCGCAGCAGTTCCGCGTCATCAAAGAACATCTGACCGAGCCATTCGGGCGGCACGGTCAGATAGGTGCTGGAATGAACCAGCCGATCAGGACGCTGGACAAGCGCCTCCTGATTCATAAAGTTGTTCAGGGTGATGGGCGGGTTGAACGACATGAAATTCCAAAATTTAGAGCCGCCACGGTTGGTTGACTGCAACACGTTTCGGATTTCTTTCATCCCATCGAACGTGTCCGCTTCTTCAAACCATGTGATGGCGCAGTACCCTTTGGGGAATTTCAACGATTTCAGCTTCATCGGGTCATCAAGACCGCGAAAGAGAATCGTCTGCCCGGTGCTTTTCCGGGTAATGCTCATGGGGGAAACATGACAGATAAATTCGCTGTCAAGGCCCAGTTTGTCAAGGGCAAAGACCATCTGACTGTAAACAGAATCGCGCAGGGTGTTGGCGGTCTTACGGAATATGACCGCATTGCAAGCCTCGTTTCCCGGCTGAACCATAATCAGCGGGATGGCAAAGCCGATAAAGGACGATTTCAGCGAACCGCGCCCGCCCTTGAGAAGATATTGCGAGTGCCGATGATCGAGAACATCATCCAGCAGTTCGTCATAGTTAGGCGCGATGACATCTTCGATGTAAACATCAGGCATCGGGCACCGCCTCCCCATCGGCGGGGGTCGTAACGGGTGTAGCCGCGTTTGCCTGATCGGCGTCAGCTTGCCCCACTGCCGGGGCATCGCCCTCAGCCACGGGGACGGGCTTCTCGCCGCGTATCAGATGGATGCGCACCGCATTAGGGTCATCGGCAGGAGCGGACTTGCCGGGGCCGTCTGCGCCCTCTGTGGGCGGCTCAGGCGGGGTGAACTCGTCAACGCCAAACTGGCCGGGGGTGCCCGGTTCCTGCCCCAGAACGCGCAGAATGGCGAACAGGGATTCAATGTTGCCGTTGATGGCAGATTGGATAAGGGGAATGAGCATCTGCACCATGAGGGTCGTGTTCTCTGAGAATACGTCATCATAGCTCGTCAACTCGGCGCTGGCCTTGTAGTGGGCCTTGCCGCCCTTTTTCTTGTGCTGAGGTTTTGTCAGCAGGTTCAGCAGGGCATCCTTTACCAGCTTCTCCTCCCGGCGCTTTTTGGCCGCTGCCTTACCGCCTTTAGAGCGGATGGCGAACGCCTCCTCCGGGGGGAGCTGATTCAGTGGCGGTTTCATCCCGGACGTATTGCGAGGCTTTTTCTGCTTTTTCTCGCCGGTGTCGGCGGGCTTCGCGTCTTGCGGCGCGGGGCTTGCACTGATCTCCGGCATAGCCTCGGTATTTTCGGGCATCTGCTGCCACCTCCTATCGGTAAAAATAAAAAAGCACCCAGCGCATTTCAGCGCTAAGTGCTAAGGGGTATTCAATTACTTTGCGATGGGATTATTCATCGTCTGCGTCATCTTCGGCATTTGCCTCGGCATCCTCGGCATCGAGAATGGCGAGTGCCTCAGTATCGCCCCGCTCCGTCAGGATGCGGCGCTCCATGTTGCGCAGGTCATCAAAAAAGCTACCATCCGTTTCAATAGTTCTCTGCTTTGCCATATCGAATCTCCTCTCAATTCATCGAAATTAGCGGTTGTATGTATAATCCTTTTTGCGGGTGATGAACTCATAGCCAAACTTGGGAGCCGTGCGTCGCCAGTAGTCGTTGAGATAGCCAACGGCCATCTGGCGGGCCATGTGTATGGCGGATTGCTTGCTCTTGCCATCTTTGAGCGCGTCATCATACGCTTTTGTGTAACGATCAGACAAATAGCGCTCGATCTGCTTATAGTCCCGGTTGATCTGGTTATAAAAGGCTTTCGGTTTTGCACCCTGCCCCTTACGCATGATGTAGTTCATCTCGCCTTGGCCGCTGGCCGTGGCGCGATGCTCTGCCCATTTGGACTCAAGCATATTTTTGACATCAGCAAAAGAGAACGTGCCTCCGAAATCTGCTGCGCCTTTAGGATGGCCGTGCGTGACGGTTGCGCCCTTATAGTCCAAAACGGACATCGGGAACGAAACAGAATGAGAATTGCCCTTGTACGCCTCGACCAGCTTGCCGTCTTTGTCAAAAACGAAAAGCTCCTCATGTTTCAGATTGCGGATGCGACGTTCTGCATCCTCAAGGCTCATGTTGCCGAATTTGGAAATATCAAGCGGATGCGGCGAACCGCCGCCCTTGCCCTCTTTACTCAGCCAGTCGATAAAACCGTTGACGTTGCCTTTACCGCCTCTGCCGCCCATGTTCAACCTCCATTATAGCGCTATGCGTCGATTTTGTAAATAAAAAAGCGCCGCAATGTCGGTTTTGACATTTCAGCGCTTAGCGTATTAAATTTGCGAATCAGTCATCCGGGACGCCATCCCGTACATTGCAGGGCTCTTTCTTGCCCTTTACTCGCGCCTTGAGTTTTTCCTGAAATGCTGTAACGTGAAAAATGTTTCCCTCGCACCCGGCGGGCACCTTGCCATAGAAGATGATCTGCGCAGGCTGTAAGCGCCGTAGCATCTCATTGTACCCGGCCATGAACAGGTCTGCCGATTCGGGGCTTGCCTGTGTGCCGACACTCGACACGGCCACCGCGCCGCCAATCGGCTCACCGTCAAAGCACCATGCAAAGCTATCCGGCGTACTCCATGAGATGGTCGGAATGACCTTGATGCCGTGGGCCTGCCAATAGGCGCCCAGCCAGTGCTTGCGGTAATGGTTGTAAATCTGGATAATGCGGGGAAAGTCTGTATATGTGCTGAAATCGGGGGTGCATACGGTATCGAACCGCGCCATCATGCCGAGGTAGTTATCAGGATGTGCCCAGATGCGGTTGAATTGGTAATCGTCAACGAAGAAGTGAACGCCATGCTCTGACGGCTCCTCACACCCTTTGGCGTAGTTGAAACTTATCCAGTTTTCAGCCGTAGTCAATTCGGGCCGCAGGTTGGGGATGTCGAACCGCCCAGCGCCGGGGAAAATGCCCTTATTGAGATTTTCGTAATTGCGCTCTGTGCGGTACACCATAGACCTCCGGGAAAGCAATAAAAATGCGCCGCAGTTGTGACACTGTGGCGCGTAATATAGGGGCGGGTCAACGGCGGCAGTACCGGCGTCGGCCCTCGCGGCGAACCGCGATAATAACCAAAATTAGGCGCGTCATACGGGGAAAGGAGAAAAAGCCCGTTTTGCCGTGGACGCGCCGCGGGGTGAAATGCCCTCAAGCCTCGCATGGTTGCACAGGCTGGAATCGAACCAGATACTTGCAGGGTATGAACCTGCCGAGCTACCAGTGCTCTACTGTGCAATATAATATAGGCCACTGATCGGAAACCGCCAGCGGTGGAACCGCGTGAATGGATTGCAAACCGCAATTTGCCATCACTGGGGAGGTGCAGATCACTTGTGCCGCCGCAATGGCCGGACGGCGGCAATGGCCTAATGGAACCGCATAAGGGCCTTGCACCCTTGCCGTGCTATGGGGATAACACAGCGCCCTTTTCGCTCTAATTGCTGATTGAGCAGCTATGCGGTAAAATGCCCCGGCCCCGTAGGCTACCGGGGTAAAATTTAGTGCAGGGGTCAAGGGCCTGCACAGCGCCGGGCGTGAGAGGCGCACCCAGCGTATAGGGCTTTTGCCACCTCGGCGCAAACACGAACGCCGCCGCGCTTATTCACGCAGCGGCGTTTGACGGAGGTGACAGCGGGGAAAGCACAAGCGAGGGAACGCCCAGAACTCCCTCGCCCTAAACCCGCAAATACATAATACGCGCATGGGGGCGAACAATCAATATTTTACGTTGAATTGTTCGTTTTGTTCGCTTTTTTCTATGCGGTTTTTGCTAAATAGCGCTTGCAGGCCATACGGCAGGCATCGCCGGTGTATCCCGCGCCCACGCTTGCGCCCACCTGCGCCCACGACAGGCCATCCACAAAGCGCAAGTGCATAATGAGCCGCAACTGTGCATCTTCCACGCCGTCAAGGTACGCCGTGATACGGTCACGCTCTGCCATAGCGCGGGCCAGCTTGCCCCTGATCTGCTCTTTCAGCTCGATAATGGCTATCGCGTCACTTTCGACACTCGACCCCGCACCGCCGCCACCGGGCATCCCGGACATATTCGGCCCGCCGGGGGATGTGGCGCGGGCCTCAAGCTCTGCAAGGTGCTGTTTATCACGGTCAATCTCTAAATTCAGCCAATGGAGCTGAGATAACTCTTTCATCGTCATCGTCATAGTCAGACGGCCTCCTTCGCCGTGATGATTTTTGCTTTTAGTGATTCCAGCAGGTGGTTTTGTTCGGTGACACGGCCCATGACCGTTGCGATGGCATCCTCATCCTGCCCGCCCTGCACGACCAGCGAATGGATGACGACGGGATGCGTCTGTCCCTGCCTGTGTAGCCGCTTGTTCGCCTGCAGATAAACCTCCGCTGAGTACGTCAGCCCAAACCAGATGATGTGATGCCCGCCGTGTTGCAGGTTGAGGCCGTAGCAGCAGGACACGGGATGGGCCAGCAGAATGTCCACCTCTCCCGCGTTCCATGCCCGTTCATCGTCGGGGCCATTGTATACACGCACCCGTAAACCCAGCGGCTCAAGGGCGGCGAGGATGCGGGCGAGATCATGCTGAAACCAGTAAAACAGCAAGGCGTGTTGACCGTGCAGACCCTCGATCAGCTCCACCAGCGCGGCCAGCTTGCATTCATGAACGGGGATGACCTTGCCGTCCTCATCATACACGGCGCCGTTGCAAAGCTGTAACAGCTTGCCCGCCAGCACTCCCGCCGTGCCCGCTGTGATGGTTGATTCATCAACTTGCAACAGTGCATCCCGCTCCAATCGCTTGTACGCGGCAGCGGCAGGGGCGTCCAGCTTGACGGGTATCTCATCATAGATGCGGTCAGGAAGGGTCAAATAGTCATCGCTGGACAAGCTGATGCAAATATCACTGATGGCGGCATAGATGGCATCCGCCGCGCCCCGGCGGGCCTTGTAAGTAAATATCTGCGATCTGCTGCGCTTGTCTGGCTCAAAGTACATATCGCGGTAAACGGAGATCGTGCGGCCCAGCCGCTGCCCACCGTCCAGCAAGTAGATCTGCGCCCACAAATCCATCAAGCCGTGCGGCGAGGGGGTGCCGGTCAATTCAACAATGCGCTTGATTTTGGGTCGCATTGACCGCAGGGCCTTAAACCGCTTGGCCTGATGGTTTTTGAACGATGACGATTCATCCAGCACGACCATATCAAACGGCCACGCCTTGCCGTACTCTTTGACGAGCCACTGCACATTGTCCCGATTCGTCACATAGACATCGGCATCCACTGCCATCGCGGCGCGGCGTTGTGTAGCTGTTCCCAGCACCTCGGAGCAGCGCAGATGCCGCAGATGCTGCCACCCTGAAATTTCGGTGCGCCATGTTGCCTCGGCAACTTTCTTCGGCGCAATGACGAGGCATCGCCGAATTTGCCACGCATAATACTTGAGGTAGTTAAACGCAGTCAGCGTCATCACGGTTTTACCCATGCCCATGTCCACGAAAAGCCCGGCGGCAGGGTGATCGATGATGTGCTGGATGCAAAACTGCTGATAGGGGTAGGGGTGGAACTCTTTACAATCCATCTTGCCGCATGACCTCCTCGCAATGGCTGAGAATCGTCTGCACCTGTTCCGGGGTCGATACCGTGCTGAACACGGTAAAGCCCAGCCGCCGCATCTGATTCTGTACATACGTCTGCCGCATCCGCTCCCGCTTGCCAACCTGTTTCAGTTCCACAAACACAATGCGGCCACCCGGCAGCAGAATCATCCTGTCGGGCACCCCAGACATGCCGGGGCTTTCAAATTTCAGGCATTGCGCCCCGCCGCCCAATTTCTTCACACCGTCACGCAGTTTGCGCTCGATGACCTTTTCCAATTCCGGCATCCTAATAACCTCCCATCTTTTTCGCGGCATCGCCGCCGCGCTTGTCCACCTGACTGACACACGCGCGTGCGCGTATAGACCCGTAAATACGGGGGTATATGCGCTCTCACGCGCGTTATTTTACTTATTTTTATTTTTATTTATTTTAAGTGTCAGAAGTGTCAGTTATAGATATACTGCAACGATACATCGTTAAAATTTAGGCTGACACTTTAACTGACACTTGTATTTTGCGTGTCAGTTGTGTCAGTGCGCCTATTCACAATTTTTTCATATTTGACTGACACTTCTGACGGTTCTGACACTTGGCATATAAGGAAGTGTCAGCTTTTTGGCTCAAAGTGTCAGTTGATTTTTATACACATTACACCTGTCTGTTGAATCTCCGATAACCGCGCTGCTGCTTGTACGGCCCAAACTTCATGCCTCGGTTAGCCTCCCATCCGGGGGTGCTTGCCAGCACGGCGTTGATTTCGCGGGTGTCTGCCTGCTTGATGTCGCGCGGGGCGCCGTTGAAAAGTTCGCACCAAACCTCGGCGGCGCAGATGCGGTCACGGGGCATCGTCGGGATGTCCTGCCCCTTGCAAGCCCCCGCCCAATAGTCGCGGCGCTTGTCCAGCGGCCACTCAAGCCAGTTCGTGGGAACATCACGCTCCACAAAATCCCGGATAAGACCCTCGCGGACGGATGCCTCGCGGTGATCTTCCTGCCGTGCGCGGGCCGCGTCTGCCAAATCGCCGGTCAGGAACAGCGGCTCTCCCATCATCCAGCGCATCTTTGCCTCAGCCCAAATCTGATTGATTTCGTCATCGGTCAGATCCCATGCACGGTGAATCAGTTCGCCTTGTCCCACATCCACGGGCCAGAAACGGCGGTTGCCCGTGGTGTCTTGCAGAAAATCGCTGACGTTGCAGGTGCCGAAAAAGACACAGCAGCGGGGCAGTTCCTTTACATTACGGCCATAGGCGGCGCGGTAGCGGTCATAGCGCAGACTCAAAAACTGCTTGATGCGGGATACATCTGTTTTGCGGAAAGCATCAAGTTCTGCCACTTCGACCAGCCAAACGCCCTGCAAAAGCTCGGATGCCTCTTTTCCCTCGAACGTGCGGATGCTGTCGTTGTACCAGCCCTTGCTCATCCTGTCCAGCAGTGTGGACTTGCCAAGGCCCTGCGGCCCGCACAGAATCAGCATATTATCGAATTTGCATCCCGGCTCCATCGCGCGGGCCACAGCACCGACAAATGCCTTGCGGGTGACAGCGCGGGTATAGGGGGAATCATCCGCGCCGAGGTAGTCGATGAACAGGGTGTCCAGCCGGGGCACTCCATCCCACGCCAAACCCTTGATGAAATTCTGCACCTCGTTAAATGCGTGTGTAGCCGCATGGATGTCCAGCCCCGCGTCGATGGCGGGCCGCTTGGTGATCTTGTATCCCTTTTCCATGTACCAGTACATTGCGCTGATGTCAGAATCAGCCCATGCCCGCCGCTTGAATTTGTCGGGGTCTTTGTCCCACGGCAGGGGGTACAGCACCTCGCCGCGCCCGCTGAACTCATTCAGCATGAACCGTCCGCACAGGCGGGGGTCATTGTTGAGAATCAGCAGAACATTGTCGATGGTCTGCTTGATTTTGCCGTTTTCATCGCGCTGGATATAGCCCAGCCATGCGTTGGGGTCGGCCTGCTGACCGTCATCGCCGATGACCTCGCCCTGCACAGGCTCGGCGCCGTCACTGTCGCCGGGGGTCTGCTGAGGCCCGTTGCCGGGGATGGGGGCGATAGCGCCAAAGTCGGCCTGCAACTGGGCAAACTGCTCCTTGTTGTAGATGGCCTGCACCGCGCTATCCTGCATCGCCATTTCGCACATCGCCTTATAAGACGGGAGCTTGCTGACCGGGGTGTTGCCGGGGGCGCTGTCGTCCTTATCGCCGTATAGGTGCAGGCGAACAAGGTCAAATGCGTTCACAAGCTGCATAGAGCAGGGGTCGGTGGCGTGATGGCTGTACAGGAATTTGCCGTTATCGTAGATGATAGCGCCGCCCGCCGTGCTGCCGCCCGTATAGGTGTACCGCTCCTCGCTGCCCATAATGCACGGGGTATAGATGCCGGGCAGAAACTTGTCCATCGCCGTGCGGATGTCGTATGCGCGGCAGAATGCGCCCACGATGCCGGGCTTTGTCAGCGGGTCGCCCTGCTTGAGCGCCATCTTTTGGTAGTTCGGAGCAGCACCGGGAACCTGCGGCCACTCAACCATGTTGCGCCAGTCCGTGTAGGTTCCCAGCAAAAACGCCACGGATGCCAGCGGCGCATCCTTGCAACGGAACACATAGTCCGAATCCACGCAGGCACTCGGCCAGTACATGAGGCGGCTCGCCTGAAATGTGGTAGGGTCGGCCTTATCAATACCGATCAGCCACGCCAGCCGCCGCGCCAGAGGCTCGTACTCATCGGGGGTAGCAGTACGGTCAAGGGGGATTACGACACGCAGGCGGGGCTTATTGGGGCAGTGCTTGCGTGTGGAGTAGATCGCATAGCTGCATCCGATGGCATCCACGCGGCTCACGATTTCATCGGTGCCCCAGCCGGGGATATTATCGAAGTCAAGCGTCACAAGGTCACGCCCGGTCACTGCATTGGCCTTGCGCCGTCCGCCGTTGAGGGAGCCGCCCACGAACCCGCCGACATCCTTTAATGCGTCCTGCTGAGGTTTCGGCAGGTGCATATATGCGTCGAGCGTTTCCGTTGAACGGACGGGATTCCGCAGGCGGTCATACAGCTCTGTCACGGTCATCAGCTGAGGTTTCCAGTTGAGATCGTTTCGGGATGCGCCGGTGGTGATGATAATTTGTCTATCGAATTGCATGACCGTTTTCCTCGCTTTATCGTTATAATGGGGTTTCGCTGTTAGGCTGTTCACGGCTGAACAGTTCAGATGCAACGGATGTCAGGTATCCGGCAATTTCGGAAAGCTCAATGCTCTTGGTTTCCCACCGCATGAGCGTGTACACGGACTGCTCCGGCTTTTCGGGGTCGGGGCTACGGGCGATGCACACCAGATTTTTAGGATTCTGCTTTGCAATGGCCGTCAGCCATGCCGCGATGCCCTTTGTGTAATCGTTGCCGTTCGGGTCAAGGATGACTACGGGATAAACCTCGGCATCCTCTTTTTCATTCGGTGTAGCCATATCTCAGATTTCCTCCTCACTTGTAGATGTCGCCGCTCTGCTTGTGACGCAGGGTGATTCGGCCTACGACCTCAAACCCCGCCAGCCCGCAAATGTACTTGACCGTGTGGATAAGCGCGGCGATAGCATCGAATCGTGCCCGGTATTCACTGGTTGCTGCCGCCTCAATGCCCTGATAGGCGGTAGGGTCAGCATAGCCTTTATCGTTGTAGTAAGGATTGTTGCGGGAGTTGAACGCCCGTTCATCGACAGAAAAATCAATCACTATGGTCGCCCTCCTCTGCGCCCACAGCGGCGCTCTGTGTGGCGGTTTCGGCTTCGTCCGATACCTTTGTTGTCGTGACTGTTTCGCCCTCAGACGCCCCGTCTGAGGGGTTGTCAGCGGGCGCCCAGCCTGTGGCCTGAATCAGAGCATCATACCGCATCATCTCATTTACGACCTCGGCCACAGTAGGGGACGGGGCAGCCTTTTCCGGCTCAAAACCAAAATGCTCGTTGAGAGCCTGTTTGCGCCAGTATTGGGCCATGCGGACAGCGTGATTTCGTTCATCGGCATGGCGATATGCGGTGGTTTTCCAGATGCGGGTTTCCTGCTTGGCGAACTCAAGGCGCGTTTTCAGGGATGCGATTTCAGATTCCGCACTCTTTTTGGTGATGTAGTGCTGAATCGTAGCGCAGACAGTACCCAGCACCAGCAGACCGCCCCAAACAATATCAGTGTTCACAGCTCATCCTCCCAATCCTCGGAAATGCCCTCGTCAAATTCATCGTCTGGCGGGTTAATAAACATGCTATGATGGTCGTCAATCGGGATGGACACGCCATCGGGGCAAGCCTCGATCTCGCCCATGGATTGCTCAGAATAGATAACCTCGCCGTCATCGGGGGACATTTTCTTTGCCTCCTCGGCAGATTCGGCATAGGCCATAAAAAAGCCGCTGAATGATACTTTATACAGACATTTCATTTTTCGTCAGCCTCCTCAAGTTGTTTCAGTGTAGTTGTTGCCAGTACGTCCTGCAGCCGGGGATGTCTGCCGCAGGATTTGCCCTCAGTGCAGAATTGGTATTTGGAATTGGTTTCACACTGCGGAACCATCATGCCCGCGATTTCAGGGGACAGGGGGGCAATTTCTTTCTTCATCAAATCAAACATATTGCGGATTTCTTGCTGTGCGCGGGAACAAAGCCGTAGGAGACTGGCCTCAATCAGCGCCCGCGCATTTGCAGAAATGTACAGTTCAGTGGGTGCGCCATTGGGCAGAACCATCCGCGCGTCCTCCTTTGCCACGCCGTTCTCAATCAAGCGGTCATAGGCATCCCATGCGTAATCGTAAGCATCGGCAATGATGCCGTCCTGATCTTCATCGGTGGATGCGGGGAACACCGGCTCGGAGCGGCTTTCGTTGCAATACCGCTGACTGCGCACGGAAAAGCTGAAATGCCGATGCCGGGTCAACTGAGCAAGGCAGGCGCGGCTGATACCCTTAACATGGAACGTGAAATAGGCGTGCTCATATACACTTAGATGCCCAGTCTTAGCGCACCCCTTGGCGATTTTGAATTTGACAAAATCAGGCTCACTGTCATAGCACACACTCGCGGCCTGCTCAATGATGTGCATGGGGTTATATACGGTGTTGAAGTAGCAGGCCGTGCCGCACTGATACGGCATCGGGGAGGAATAGGCAATCAGTTCAACATTCATGGCTCGTGGCCTCCTTTTTGATGCAGGCGTTGCCGCCCATGCGGCGGTATGCTGATGCTTTTGCGTTATCAGGTAAGATATTCAGCAAATCACTGTCACCGCCCAGCGAAAGAAACTTATCTCGATACCAGTCGGCTTTTGACAATTCCTGCGTTGTGCCGTCTTTCAGCCCGCAGCGGTATAAGTATTTGTAGCGGCTCAACAGGCAAAAATGCTGCACATATTTCGTCCCGAACTTCTCCTCCATCTCGACGATGCACTCTTTCTGACCGGGGCGGTTGTAATGGTCGGGATGATTCACCATCTCTGGCTCGTCATCCTCCCGATCTCTCCCGAATAACGGCTGTGTAGCTGTTCCGAGCGTTGCCACAATGGCACCCAGCAGGAAGATGGCAGTGATAAATGCCAGAACCAGAGCAATGATAAAAAGGCCCATGAGAACCTTTGCGATAGATGTCAGAATAACCATTTTTTAACTCCTTCTATGATACAAATAGATCGGGTGGCATAGCCTTATCATCAATGTAGTAATCAGCGCCGATTTTACGCGGGTTGGTGCCGTATGCCCGTTTCAATTCCTCGGTGTTGTCGTTCACTGCGTCAAATTCCAGCCCGTAACAGCGGCAAAACTCCACGGCGCGGGTCAGCAACTCACCCTCCCGGCACGTCCACAGAATGACCTTTGCACCGAGGCGGCGGCGAGATATGAGCTTGTCGATCAGGGGCGAATTGGGTGCGCCGATTTCAGGGTAGGCGTTTTCGCAGAGAGTGCCGTCAAAGTCAACGGCGTATGTGGTCGGATGGCTCATTTCAGTTTTTGCTCCTCCATGTATGCCGCCCATTGGCGGTCTTTTTCGGCTTTCATCGCCTTATCCATCGCGGTCATCATGCGGCGCACGACCTCAGCGGCGATTTGCGGCTTTTTAGAACCCTCGGCGATGTCCGGGCTGTCAGCCGTCCAGCGGGCGGTCACGACGACGCTGGGCACCGCCCCGGCGTAGTAGAAACAGGCATCCACAGCGTCACAGTAGAGGTAGGAACGGATGCGCGGGGTGGCGCGGGTACTGCCGAGCATCGTCATGCCACGCTCGGAAAGGGTTTGCGGGGTAGAGGTAACAATGCGGTCATTGATGTGGGCCTCGTGCGCCGCCTCACGCAGACAGCGCTCCCGGATTTCATCGGTAATTCTCAAGTGCATCATGGCGGCACCTCAAAAGCCAATCATGGCACGGTAGAGGTTTGCGGCAGCGGTCTTGGCCTTGCACTCGCGCAGGGCATCCATTTCACCCAGCGCGAGGGAACCTGCCTGCATGAGCAGGGCAACAGCGTCAGTGCGGTCAACGGTGTGCAGATGCCTATGTCTCTCACTCGGTACAGAAAAAGAGTATTTCTCCGGGCCACGGCTGTATGCGAGGCGCTGCGCCCCGGCAATCATGGCCGTGCCTGCCCGCCGATACACAGCCAGTTCACGGGCCATATCGGCCACGACGTTGAGGTTTTTCAAATCCTCGGCGCTCTCATCGCACCACAGGACATCCTCAACCGCGCCGGTCTTTTCGTTGTAGATGATGGAGTATTTACTGTCCCGAATGTCAATCCTCATGGTTGCTCACCTCCCAGAGCTTTTCGTCGTGTAGCCGTCCATTCCACCGCCGATGCTTTGCAGCCATCGTCTTGCCGACCTCGGCGGGGTCATGCAGCGCGGCGGGTAAAATACTGATGCACAGCTCCACATCCGCGATTTCCTCTTGCAGATTGGCAACACAATCCGCGCGAGATTTCGGCGTGGGGTTCTCGTTGCGTATCTTGCGGGCCGTCTTGATCGCGGCCTGCGCCAGTTCAGCCGATTCCTCGGCAAGTTGTTCCAGCAGTGCCGCCGTGCCAATCATTTCCAAAATGTCATCGGACATCGTCTGTACCTCCCACAATGTCAGCAAGGTCGATAATCTCGCCGGGACGCAGATTATTAAAAGCCCCTGTCGGTAGCGGAATGGTGCGCTGTCCCTCGCCCTTAAAATAGCGGTGATTCGGATTAGGTTTCGCCTCAATAGGCCAGACGATAGTTTTTGCAAACGGCATCATGGCCTTTGCGAGCGCGATGTCCTGTGCAGACCAGATTGAGGGTAACTCCCAATTATTAGGTGAACTTTCGCATAAAATGCAAAACCCGCTATCCTCACGGGCAAAGCATCCCTTGCAAACGTCTGTTCCGTTTTCGTTACAATATCTGGACAGATAGTCCGCCGCGCGGCGGGCATCCGCAGAGTTTGTCGTCCGTTCCATGCTTTACTCCTCCTTTGCCATCAAATCCTTACCGCACAGCGGGCAGATTTTGCCGTCAACCTTGATGCCGCACACGGGGCAGCGCAGGCGCACATTGGTGTTGATTTCATGGCTGTCGGCCTCACTGGCCGCACCCTCAAGGTTTTTCACGGCCTGTGCGTAGTAGCTATCTTTCAGTTCAACACCCAGCCCACGACGACCCATGAGTACGGCCTGATAGGGCACAGAACCGATACCCGCAAACGGATCAAGCACGATGTCGCCGGGATTCGTCCACAGGTCGATGCAACGCTCGATTACATCTAACTGCAACGGGCAGATGTGCTTTTCGTCCTTTTCATCGCGGGCGCTCTTGCGCTGCAAGGTGTTGGACTGCCGCACATCCATCCAGACCGGCGAGGCGTATTTCTGCCAAACGTCCACGGGAAAAGATTCATGGTCGTGGGGGATAGGCTCAGGGTTTTCACCCGGCTTGCGGAATGTCACCACATAATCAGGCAGCCCCTGCCTCGACATCGCAGAATCCTTGCGGATCTGCTTGTGTAGCAAGCCGAGGGCTTTCGTGCGCTGCATCTCCGTGACCGGGTTTTTCCAGATGCAGACCTCCGAATGGAAGATGAACCCGTACTCGGTCATCTCACGGATGATGTCGCCGCGAAAATCCTCGATGCCGATAAAGCCATCACGGGATTTCATGGCAGGCAGATTCATGCAGTGGATGGACACCAGCCGCCCCGGCATGATGACCCGGTATAGCTCGGCCACAAGGTAGCCAAAGTGTTGTGCAAACTCCGCGCCGTCGCTGCTGTTGCCCATATCGCGGTCACTGTTGGAATAAGTGTACAGGCTTGCGAACGGCGGGGAAAAGATGGAATAGTGGATGCTGTTGTCGGGGATGCCGCGCAGGGTTTCCACGCAATCCCCCTGATACATCGCCCAGCGCTGTGCGCTGTCAATCAACTGATTAAGCACATTCATGGTTAAACTCCTCCCATGCAGGCAGGCGCATAGCCGTCTGCGGTTCATAGGGCGTTGTCAGGCGGCAGGTGCTTTGCAACTGCTTTTTGACGATTTCGCGGGTCTGTTCGCCCATCGCGGCCCGCATCTTATCACAATCGGCCTGTTTGCGCTCGATATTGGCCTTGACTGCGCCCTCGCGGGCACTGATAACGATGTACACATCCACCGGCTCAGATTGCCCAAAACGCCAACAGCGGCGCACAGCCTGATAATATTGCTCATAACTGTCAGACAAACCGACAAAAATCATCTTGTGGCAGTTCTGCCAGTTCATGCCGAATCCGGCGATAGAGGGCTTTGTGACAAGCGCCCGGCTAAAACCCATTGAAAAACTAAGCAGGCGAGAGCTTTTCAGCGATGCCTTATCACTTCCCTTGACCTCTACCGCATCGGGAATGCCGTGCGCCAGTGCTTCACTCTCCGAATTGAGGTCGCACCACACGAGCCACTGTTCGCCGGGGTCGCCATTCACCAGATCAGCCGCCGCTTGGCACCGTTCTGCGAGTGTAGCCCGTCTGGCCTCGCGCCGCTGCGTCAGCGTCATGCTCTCGGTGATCGGTGCATCCCCGTCCACGATGACCTCATGCACCCTCAGCGGCGGGAGGTCGTACCCCGGCAGATCGTAGCCGAGGTCTGCGGGGCTGTTCATAACCACAGCCCAACTACCCAGCCATTGCCAGAAAACGTCCTCAGCGTGACCTTTGAGCCGCCATTTCGATGTCTGCCCGCCGTCATGGACAAAGAACATGGACAGCATCTCAGAATACGACATGATACCCAAAAACTCCGCATGATTTCCTAACTCCATGAAGTCATTAGGCGCGGGAGTGGCGGTGCAGGCCAGCCGGAACGGCGTATCCGAGAAAAAGTCGATGATCTGATTGCGCACCTTGCCTGTAAAGGATTTCAGGATGCTGGATTCATCCAGCACTACGGCTGAGAAATGCACCCCGGCGAATTTGTCCAGTTTTTCATAGTTGGTAATGTTCACACCGGGCTGAATATCGTCGGCGGTTTCGCAGAGGGTGACGGGCACTCCGAATTTCAAGCCTTCGCCCACGGTCTGAGGGGAAACGGTAAGCGGCGCCACAATGAGGGCATTTCCACCTGTATGCACACACACCCGATGCGCCCATTCAAGCTGCATCGCGGTCTTGCCAAGGCCGCAATCGGCAAAAATAGCGGCGCGGCCCTTTGCCAGTGCCCACCGCACGATGTCCTTTTGGAAGTCGTACAGTTTGTCGTTGAGATCGTCCACGGTCAGAATGATGCTGTCGGTATGTACTGCCCGCTCCGACTTGTGAACAACGAAATCAGAATAATTTTCCATCCTCTACCTCCGGGAACCATTTCTTCGTAACCGCGATGGGAAACTCCTCAATTTCCGAGGCCCAAACGCATAACTCTTTGCGCCCAGCGTGTAGCTGTGCCCATACATACGGGAAACCGCCGATGCCATCGAACAAACTGCCGAGGGTGGCATTATCCGGCAGACGATCAGCAATACCGCCGAGAACGTAGTACCACTGCGGCAAGGCGATGGAGTTACCCAGTGCTTTATAGCGGGGCGTGTCAGCGTCCTTATGGGTCTTGCCCTTGCTGTCTATCCACTCTCCGAGGTCTGTCCACCCATCGGGATAGCCCTGCAGGCGCTCACACTCGGTAGGGGTCAGGCGGCGTACAATCCAGCGGATGATTTTTTCAATCACCGATGGCCCTGTGTTAGCTCCGCCCTGCCCGGTGGCAGTCGTCAGAGTTACAGCCTTATCACCTGTTAGAGTACCGTTATATAGGTCTGCACCTACGGGCTGGGCAATTACTCTACCGAGAGAATCTGCCCTGCCGGGGTCCTTATAATCGCGGGCCAATAGCGCACCTGCTACGGTATCGCCCTGTAATGTGATGGCTGTATAGTCGGTGACGCGGCTGTTGTGGTCGCCGGTCATGGTAGGGGATGTGATGCCGTCGCCGTTGCCCCGCGCATCATAGATAAGTGGCTCGGCTACGGGATTGATGTAATTGAGGCTTTGTCCACCGTTGCCTTTTGCTTGCAAGGTTGCGGACAGTTCTTCATTGGCAGTCATATTGCGGCAGTCAAGCGCGAATGCAACGGCAGGACGATCAATCGTATTCAGTGTGTAACAGACATCCTCTTTGACACCGGCGCTGTTTGCACCCGCCGTGTCTGCGCGGTCAATCGTGTTGCCCTGAATACAGAATGTCGGTTCGACAATAGCGATGCCGCCCTGATTCTTTGCGGGGTCAGGCGGTGAGGTGTCAAGGGTCTTTGCGATTTCAACCTCGCGGCACCCGCTGTGCGGGTTGCTGGATTTCATGGAATTGGACGCTAAACTGTCAAAACTGTATGCCTTTGACGGTTCCGCCACAAAAAGCGTCTGGTCTTGCAACGTGGAGAGGGTTGCGCTTTTTTCGGTCTGTACCAATGCACCCTTGCCGCCGCCCTCGCACCCAGAGCGGATTTTCAGAGTGAACGCTCTATTTGCATCCTCAGTGCATCCTCCAACAACGACGGGAGCCGCTTGCCCCGGCGTGACGCCCGGCGCAAAATGCCCTCGCAGGCTTTCCGGCTCAAATAGTACCTCTCCGGCACGCCCACCTGTAAGATCGAGGACAAGCGAGATGCGCAAGCGACGTTGGGGAACGCCCCAGTACTGGGCATCCATAGTTCGCCACGCCAGCGAGTAGTGGTCTGCCAGAATTGCCCCGGCGCGGGGCCATTTAATCCCCCCCCGTGCGTCCGTAGGTCTAGGAATAGTAGCGTCGGGGTCGATGACCCGACAGAGGCTTTGCAGGACGGCATGGAAATCTTCTCCTTTGTTTGAACTGAACGCGCCGGGAACATTCTCCCAGACAGCGTATTTGGGGTACGCGCCAAAAGTGGCGTATCTCATTTCGCGGATGATGCGGACGGCCTCGGAGAACAGCCCAGAGCGTTCTCCGACCATACCGGCCCTTTTCCCGGCGATGGAAAGGTCTTGACACGGCGATCCGAACGTGATGACATCCACGGGCGGGATGGCGTACCCGCTCATTTTGGTAATGTCGCCAAGATGTACCATCGTCAAGCCTCCTCAGTAACAGCAGCGTGTGTAGCCATCAGTGCTTTGCGCTCGGCCATCAAAATCTGCCCCAGCTTATTCAGCCCCTTAGTGCCCTCACTACGGCAGCGGGCGCATCCGCAAACGCCCCAGTAGTTGTCGTTCCATGTGTTACCCTCGATCAGTTCGGCATCACCGGTGTCGATAAGAGCCTGTGCAAGAGCGGGATTTTGGGAAAATTTCGCATGGATGACATCGGCCATGATGCCGTCACGCTCTTTCCCCCATCCCTTGCGCAGTTTGATTTTGCGCCCGATGGCTTTTGCCACATTGGGCGGGACAGTGCAGAACGCCGCGCGGTCAATCGGGACATTGCATTTTGCCGCCTGAAAAGCCGCCTCAGCACTCCGATAAGTCAACCCATCAATAGTGACGGGGCAGGCGCAGTAGTTGCTCAAAAAGTGGTATTCGCCGGTAAAGGCGGTGATTTGTACCTTGCTCATCTTCTTTTACGTTTCCTTTCTCGGCTTGTCGCCTTGACCTCGACGCCCGAATCGTGAAGCATCGAGCGCATGAACAGGTCGCCTAAATCCTCGGTCTGGTATTCCATGTACTTGTCCACGACGGCATCAAAATGATTGACGACACGCTGGACGGTTCGCGGGGAAAGACCACATTGGAGCATGGACAGCGCCCAAACGTACTGAGCGCGGGTGCTGATGTCGGCGCGTTCTTTCATAACGGCCTCATGGACGCGCCGTTCCATGACCTTTTTGCCATTCTGGTCAAGATGAATTAACGCTTTCATACGGCAATCAGTCCTTTTTGAAGTATTTATCGACCCAGCCATCCGCGTTGAGGGGGAGCATCTGCGCCCACGGGATGGGCTTTGTCATTATTTTGGTGACGGTTTCCAGCATCGTGTCCTCATCGGCCCATGCGGGAGTGTCGATGACAACTTCATCATGGATGTGGAATACAACGTGTAGCCCTTGCGCCTCCAGATTCTCAATGGCGATTGCCAGACAGTCACGGGCGATAGCCTGCACGATGTTCTCCACCAGCTTGCCGCCGTAGGTTTCCACCCGCTCCCATCGTTTGGTCGTCTGATTCTGACCCATATAGCTGACCGAGGGATTGCCCCAGCGGTTTACGCCGATTTCGGGGGATGGATAGTACAGCTTGCGCCCGGACGGCAGCAGAATCGTCATGTACCGGGTGCCCGTGATGACATCCAGCTCACAGGCCAGAGTGATGACGGCATCGGTGGTTTCGGAGCGGATAGTCAGTGCGCCGCCGTTGGTGATGACGGTGACGGCGGCAGAATCAACGATGTTCCACAAATCGCGTATCATCGAATTTGTTTCGCGCCATCTGTTCACAATGCCCTTGACTTCATCATCGGAGAGGTCGTCGAGGTTATGCCCAGTGTCCATGCGGCGCATTGCACTGACACCGCCCTGATAGCCGAGGGCCAGTTCTGCGACTTTGCCGCGCTGGCGCAGAGCGTATTCCGGGTTGCCCTTTTTGATTTTCTCAATGGGCACATGGAACATCTGCGATGCCGACGCTTCATAGATTTTGCCGTGGGTGCGGAAAACTTCAAGCCGCCATTCCTGACCCGCCAGCCACGAGATGACGCGGGCCTCAATGGCCGAGAAGTCGGCATCAATCAGAACATTGCCGGGGGTCGCCACAAAGGCCGTGCGGATAAGCTGCGAAAGCGTATCATTGATACTGCCGTACATCAGCCGCAGGCCGTCGATGTTGCGGTCTTTGACGAGCTGACGCGCCGGGGGTAGGGGGTGGGTATAGGTGCGGGGGAGATTCTGCACCTGCACCAGACGGCCTGCCCAGCGCCCGGTGCGGTTCGCGCCGTAGAATTGGAGCAGGCCACGGACACGACCATCATCCGCGATGCAGGTTTCCAGTGCATCATATTTTTTGGTGCTGGTCTTGCCGAGTTCCTGCCGGATTTCGAGCATCCGCTGCACATTGGCGGGTTGCGGCTGTTTCAGCATCGTGGCGACGGTTTCTTTGGTGACGCTGGTGATCTCGGCATCGCTGTCCGTGGCCTCGGTCAGCCATCGGGCCAACTGTTTGATGGAGTTGGGGTTGTCCAGCCCGGAAAGCTGACGGGCCTCGGCCATCAACTGGCTTTTGACCGTAGCGCCGATGACGAGAGCGCCGCTCACCATTTCCATGTCAGCGGCCACGCCTCGCGCGTTCATCATCAAGTCGATTTCCCATTGCTTTTGCACAAAGGCGGGCACGGGGAACGCCGACAAGCGGTGGTCAATCTCCATTTCGGTGACGACATCCTGCCCGTTGTACTCTTTGAATAGCGCCCATTTGGCGGGGTCGTGCCGAGGAAGATTGCGAGTGCGGTTTCCGTTGGCATTGGAGGGCTTGCAGGGAACGCAGAAATAGCGGATAAGGGCCTTGCCCGTCGTCAACTTTTTCTTATCTTCGGGCAGACCCATCGCTCTGCCAGCCGCGTCCAGAGATGCCGGGTAGCCGCAGTAGAGCGCGTGGAGCATCGTATCGCGCCACTGATCGGGGGGCAGCCATCCCAGATACTTGCTGAGAGCGAACCATTCAAAGGCCGCGTTGTAGGCGTGTTTGATGTACAAGGGATTTTTGAGGGCATTTTTCAGCCAAAGGGGAATAACCTGCCCGCTTGCCACGTCGATGACCTCAACGGGCATCCCATCGAGACTGTATGCGAAAAGCAGAATCTCAAAAGACGGGTCGAGGATATATCGGTATGACCCCGCCGCGCCGATGCTGATGGTGCTGTAAGTCTCAAGGTCGATACTCAGATGGTGTAGCAGTTCACTCATTGCCGTTCTCCTCATATCCGAGTTCAGCCAAAACCGAGCCAATCAGCACGGAGGTGTTGACCCCACGCCCCTCAAGGGTAATGACGATAGCCGTAAACAGGGGCGTACCCTGTACCCACTGAACAATCTCACGAGGAGTCATGGAAGTGGCATTGTGGATAGATGCGATGGCATCTTCGTCAACAAGATCATTCGCTCTCCAAACATTGCGGCTTTGCCGCTCAATGTCACAGACAAGCATCGTCTGGACGGTTTCAGGGCGGCGCAGGAGCATCCGCACAATATTCATGAGGTGCGAGGTTTCCAGTTCTTTGATGCTCACCACTGTATCGTTATTCGTGCGCCAAACCTTGGCGCTGTCAAATCTGGTTTTCATCTGGGCATTTCCTTTCCTTTATATAAGGGAACCTGCATAGACCGCACCCATAAGGGGCGCGGGAATAATTACGATTTACGGATACGGAAGCAGACGGGCGCGGACAGCCACGCGAAGGAGGCGTTGTCGCTGCTCGCATGGCCGTTGGCGCTCACATAGCAGAAGACGGAGGAGTTGCCGGATCGCTGAGAAGATGTCCAATAGGCAGTAGAATTGCCGTTGTGTTCATACATTTTCATGCGATGCCGACGGTCTTTGTACCAATCCATCTGCTTATACAGATCCTCATCACTGAGAACACTGTCACCGCTGAACAGTTCAGACATGGCAGGCAGGAACAGGCGTTCAAGACGACTAATTTTCTGGCCGTTGATAGTATGCTTGCGTTCGGTATCGATGATAGCCTTGCGCAGTTCATCGGGTAGCAGATGATTGATGCGGTCAAGCCATTTTTCGACCTTACCATAGGTCATGTCGTCACCGAGGCAATCCACGGAATCAAAGCGGATGGCCTTATCGTCGATGTCAGTGACGGTGCACTCAATGCGACGGCCATCCAGCAAGTCAAAGGCCAGCACATCGCCAATGTGCGGATTGGATGTGATTTCTTTCAGGGCAGTGCCGATGTCAATATCGGTGCAGACGGTTTTACGCAAAGTTGCAAAGCTCATTTGTAGGTTCCTTTCCTTTATGTACGGGCTTGGATTTCCTCTTGATTTCTGCCCCGGAGCCGGAGTTGAACCGACATCGCGCGCTTGCTCTACCATTGAGCTATCCGAGTATATGAGAGGAGGGGCCGTAGCCCCTCCCGGTATAGAAAGAGGTGGATGGTTATTTAATTACCAGTACCCTGCCGAAAAGCGTGGTAGCTGGGTCAAATAGGGCATCAAGTACCCTACGGGGAAGTGTTACATCGGATTCCCGGTCAGCGGATTCACAGCGCCGCCAGAAGCATACATCTGTGTAGCGCCGTTCCACGGTGCCGGGTTCGCGGCAGGCGCGGAGTAAGGCTGCTGGTACGCGGGCGCAGCCGGAGCGGCAGTCGGCATAGGATTTGCCTGCGGCCAGCCCTGCTGCATAGGAGCAGCAGCGGGGGCCACGGCATTGCCGATACCGGCGAAATCAGATGCGGCAGATGCACCGCCAGACAGCGGCTCACCGTCACGGGTTTTCATCACATTGCCCAGCCCGCAACCAACGCCGCGCTTGCCAGCAGTATTAAAGGGATAGAATCGGACGGTCACACGGGCGTACATACCGCTGTAGATGTCCTGCGGGGCCAGTTCGACGTTGATGTTGTCCTGCCCGACGACCTGCGGCTTGTTTTTGGTGCTGGCGGTGATGACCCAGCATCCGTGACATTCATCGCCGAACGGGATGCCGCTGGGGCGCACACCATCGCCGTCGTGGATGATGGAATCCAAATTCGGCGGGATGATACCGCCCCACAGCGTCCCCGCGCCGATCTGAGCCGCCGCCTGAATGGCACTGCGGAAGTCGGCGATAGTGGCGGTGTCGGTCTTAGGAATCAACAGCGTGGCGCTGTACTTGGCATCGCCCACGCCGCCCTGCGGCTGACGGGGCTTGTCGAGGCTGACATAGGACAGGCGAACTTCGCCGGTCAAACATCTCTGTGCATCGTTGTTATACATGACACATTTCCTTTCTTATTCGATTTCAGTTGTATTTTCTTCGTCGCTATCATCGAAATAGGCATCGGTGATTTCGGCAAATTCGGGGTAGCGGTGCATGGCATCGAGGATGTCGGTTTGAGCGCGGCAGATGGCGGCGCTGACATCGGCAAGCATTGCCGCACGGCGGGCAGTGTACGGACGCATCCGTTCCGGAGAAACCATGCGCGGGACGGGATTCAAGATGTCCATGAGTTCAGCAGCCGCCAAAACAACGCGGGCCGGGGCCGCGATGCTCTCAGGAATGTCCGGGTCATCGGCGATACTGCGAATTTCGTCAACGATGCTGATGTCATCGTCCGCATCCTCAGCATCATCGCAAGGTGTAGCTGCCTTGGCATCCTCGCACCCATCGCGGTTTTCGCAATTCTTGCAGTCATCCTCGTCTTTGGCGAGAGATTCCAGCAGTTCTTTGACTTCGCCATCGGGTGCGCCGCCGACAGCGATAATGTTCACGCCCTCAACCTCGCCGTTGCGGATAGCCTCGCGCAGTTTTGGGTCATGCTCAGCGGCCAGTTTCAAGAGCATTTGGGCCAGAGGGCTGTTTTTCTCAACTTTCATTTCTGTACCTCCTCAGAATTGAAAACCCATTGTAATTTGGGGTGACATTTCAGCATCTCGATAAAGAAGTCCAGCCGGGTTTTGCGGTCATAGCTGAATTTCAAAGTGTCGTAGGTGCGCTTTTTAAGAACTTTTTTGCTTGCAAGTTGCTTTTTAACATCCTGCAATTCGGCATTGGACAGTCGAGTGCCGACAGGGTGCTTTTTGGTGCGGATGACGGTTTGCAGGTCTGCTACCTCAGTAGAGATGTTCACATAGGCATCTGCCGCATCCTTACGGTCACGCTCGTACTTATCGCGCTGCCGCTCCCAGTAGGCCAGCAGCTTTTTGGCCTTATCCTCGCACTTTTCGTCCTTGACGAATTGGGAGAGGATGGCAGGCATCTTATTTTTGGGGCAGTCAACCAACAGCGGCAGATATAGCTCCATCTCAAACCAGCCATCGTCCCGATGGTGATAGCTGATTGTGATATGGTCGTAATCGTCGAACATTGGTTAAACCCCTCCAAAATCAGCGGCAGCGCTGTTGTACGGTTCGCGCTTGTCAGATTCGTCAACTAACGTCGGCTTGCCCATCGGGCGGTCAATCTGGTCGGCCAGCAGTTCGGCAAACTTTTTCTTGCCGAGCCGCTTTTCCAGTTCGGACAGGGAAACGGGCTTGCGATCATACAGCATGGCCTCATCGTAGCCCGCCTTGATAAGCGTTTGGAACGCGGCATCGGTGTCATGGAACGCGCGGACGCTACGGCCTGCAACGACTTTCCAGCCGGGAATTTCGCCGCCGTCGAGAATTGTCTGCTGTGCATAGGCTTTCAGATCGTCATACCAGCTCACCAAAAACTGACCGCGCGTCAGCAGATGGCCGATTTCTTCATCGGTCAGCGCTTTTTGCAGGCCCATCGCGCGGCGCGTGATGTTGTCTTTCGGTTCATCGGCGGGGACGCGGCCCATAGGTACACACGCGGCGAAATCTTCCAGCGCCGTGTTGATGTTGGCACGGGCGCGGCATTTTGCCTTACCCCGGCAAAATTTGCAGTGTTCGCCGGGCACAAATACGCCGGGGCCGTTGAACGCCTCCACGGCGAGAGGATGGATTTCAGTGCCCCACGCCAGCAGGTCATCCACGGTCATCTCATCCTCAGACGGGTCGGCGCTGATTCGGGGCTGAATGATGGTCATGCGCACCTTTTTGATGGTATCACCGTACAAGGGCCGGTACTTTGCAAGGGCACCGAGGGCGTAAAGCCGCATCTGCGGATTGCCCACGGCATCCACACGGACACCCTTGCCGTGTTTATAGTCAAAAATGTTCAGCGTGTCATCGCCGATCATCACGCAATCACAAGTCCCGAAACCCTCCGGCACAACATCGGAAAAGTCTACCTGCTGCTCCGTCATAATCGCCGGAGGATTGGTGTAGCCCAGCGCCTTTTCCATAATCCAGTCGCAGTAGACCTTGGCACAGGTCAGCATTTCGGGCTGATAGAGCTTGTTCCGCTGCAGAGGGCGCAGCTCCTCAGCCATCGCGTCCACGTCGCCGCGAGTTTTGACGAACAGTTCACAAATGCTATGCGCCAGTGTACCCTCCTCGGCATAGACGCTCGTACTGACCGGGAATTGCGCCTCAAACGTGGGCGACGCGGTACAGACCAGATAGCGGTGCGCATTGGACGCGCCGCACTTGGCATGAATCTCAGGGCTTGCCATTTGCTTTCTCCTTTTCTTGCTGTTGATAAAAAGCGTGAAGAACACTTTTCGCCGCGAGAATCCCATCCATATACCCCTCGGCGCGTTTTCCGCGGTGTGGGTTGTTCTGGGCCTTACGAGTTAGCAACGCCTGCATGGCGTCATATTCCCACGCCGTCATCTCAGCACCCTTAAAACTTTGCGCCGAGGGCGGCGAGATCAGCAGCCACATTGGGCAGAAACTCCTTAGGAATCTGCGTGACGGCCTGAACGCCGTATTTTGCGAGGATGCCCTGCAACTGCATAGCAAATGCGGGGTTGCTGTTCATCAGCGGCATAGCGGCGTTGATGATCTGCTCAAGGGTGACGCTACTCTGCTGAGGCTGTGCCGGAGCGACGGGAGCGGGAGCAGGTGCAGCGGTAGGCTGAGGGATGAACTGCTGGGCCACAGGAGCAGCAGGCGGGGTCATCACGGGAGTAGCCGTTGCAACGGGCTGGGGCATCATAGGCGCGGCTACGGGGGCGGCAGGAGCAGGCTGCTGTGCCGGGGCAGCGACGGGGGTCTGCACGGGTGCGGGCTGAGGCATGGCCACAGGTGGCTGTTCAACGGGGGTCGGGGGAGTGACAGGCTCAGACGGGGCAGGAGCAGAAGCCGCAGGTGCGTCCGGGGCAGTTTTGGCAGCAGCTTTCTTGCTGCGGGAGTTTTTTGCCGGAGCGGCGGGGACGTCAGTGCCCTTGCTTTCGATGGCCTCGGCCAGATGGTTGATGGCGGCGCTCAGTTCGGGAGCGTCAACGGTTACTTTCAGTTCGATCATGGTGTGTTACCTCCAAAATTTATTTGACGTGGGCATCGGTGCCCTTGTCGTAATTGAAAACGGGGAGAATGGTAGCGTCGATGATGGCGGCGACAATCAGGAGCGCCCACGACGCGCTGAACATCAATGGGTTGATGGGGAAATCAAAGCAGATACGGAGAAGCGGGTCAATCATGGCGTAGTACATAGCGACCTCAATCACAAAGAAAAGTGAGATGCGGCCCGCGAGGTTCACAATCTTATACAT